TTCCTTAAAGTGATGTAGTGTGTAATTCGCTTTACCTTTGTATGAAATATCATCAGCTATATCATATAAAGTGGCTGCACTGTTATCATCTTTTAATCTTAATCCTCTACCAATACTTTGTAAGTTTCTTATCCTAGATTTACTAGGACTAGCAAAAATAATGTTATGCAAGTTCCGTATATTAATGCCTGTAGAGAAAGTCCCATAACTTGCAACGATAATAGCGTTGTCAGATTTCTCGGTAATTTCTCTAATCTTTTCTCGTTGTTCTGTGTCAACTCCTCCATGAACATAGAAGACTTGTTTGTCTGTTGCTCGTTCTCGTATAGTTTCATATAAGTTCTTTCCGTGTTTTTCTACATATTGAAATAAACATAGTGTGTTTCCATTTAGTGAAGTCGCCAAGTTTCTTATATACTTATTTCTTTTTTCATTTGACACCAAATAGTCCATTTCTTCCTGGTAAGATTTCTCTTTTAAAAAATGACGAGCTGTTTGATCGTGTTGTAATACTAAACACATAATTTTTAAATCAGCTAGTTTACCTGTTTCTATTAATTCACTTGTAGATACTACTTTATTAACAGCACCAAACAATCCTTCTAATACTAACTTGTGAGTTTTACTACCATCTAAGGTACCTGTAAGACCAACTCTATATTTACATTTTTCTAATTTAGTCATAAGTTTAGTTAATGACATTGCTTTAAACAAGTGAGCTTCATCACCAATAATCATACCAAACTGATTAAACCATTTCTTAGGTAAATTGTAAACTGATTGCCAAGTAGATATAATAACTCTTTTATTAGTTTCTTTTTCATGGCCTTGATATATTCTATGTACGTTTCTTTCACTATTATAACCATAGTCTATAAAGTCCTTAAATAACTGCTCTACAAGCGATGTAGTGGGCACTATAATCAGGATCTTGTCTTGTTTAGTATCTTTCAGTCGTAATAAATTAAAGATCACCATGAGGTAGATTATGAGAGATTTACCGGAGGCTGTAGGAGATACTAATAGACATCTATCTTTTTCAACAGAATATTTAAAAGCTTCTCTTTGATAATCTCTAACTTCGTGTGGTAGTTTAAGCGCTTTGATTAAGTCGTCTACCTTCTTGTCATCTACTTTGTTGTGTTTTATTTTAGTTCCATCAACAACGTGTACATCATTATCTTTACACCAATTAATAATATAAGGATACAATCCAGCATATATTTGACCAGTTGCATATGTGAATAAACGTATCTTACCGTCCCATTGGCGGTTTCGAAAATTAGGCATAAACTTATAACCAGGAACTTCGAAAGTAAAAAATTGACCTAGCTCTCGTCTAATATCAGCATCAGCTTCTATTTTAAGATAAACTTCATTTACTTTATCTATTATTAAATATCTAGTTACTGTCATTACACTTATCAAAATGCCATCTTTTCATATTTGCTAAATTACCTATAACACTACAATGAGGACACTTTATTTTCTTTTGATTGATTTTTGATATTCTTTTACTTCTTTCTTTTCTCTCTTGTTCCGTAAAACCTAATTTTTCTACAGTATTTACTTTCCATTTATCTTTATAATTAGGATGCTCTTTTCTCCATTCTATCCAATATTCTTTTCTTGCTTTAGCTATCTTTGGTGCTTTTTTACCTGTATTCCAAGGTAATTGGCCTTTTTTGAAACTTGTAGATGTTACGCCACCATAACCACCGTTTGTAATGTTTAGTCTTTCTTTCTTTGATAATTGAGATATGTAATAAGGTTCTCTTTCCTTTAACATATGTACATCATCATTCCCTCTTTCAAGTTCTTCAACTATAAAGTTATCTTCGTTATATTTTCTAATTGAATTGTATAGATATGATTTATCACCTCGTTTGGCACATTGACAATGTACCTTAAACCGATCTTTGGCTGTTTTTTTAGTCCAACCAATATACTTCTGGTTTGTGATTGTATTTGTTATTTGATAAATCAAAGAGGCCATACTATTATTTATAATATCCCAATCTTTTATATTAAATGACTATATTTGGGATAATTAAATAGCGCCACTAGTAAATTTCCTCCAGTCAATAGCATTTTTTATTTGAAAACCACGCATTGATATTTGTCTAAGGGTTCTATCTAAAAAATCTACAACTGTTTCTATGTATTCTACCTTTTGCTTATATTTTACTAGTTCAGGATCAGCGTCCAGATACTTGTCAACATCTGTTTTTAATAATTTTAAGCTAAAGGGTTTTAGTGTATATACTTCTGCTGGTGCCTTACCCGTATAGTATTCCCACTTTCGTTTTCTTTGTGTATGATATTCTACGTGTGCTTTACTTAACAATAATTTAAACTTTGTTAAGTGTTTTAAAAATTCGTTATGTACTTGAGGTGTCCTTAATGATTCTAAATCTAACTCTGTATCGTTAATCTTTAGTTTCTTATCAGCCAAATCTTGTAATTGTTCTAAATCCATAATCACTCCATAATATATAGTACACCACTAAAAACTTATTTTTAAGTTTAAGATGATGTTACTGTTGTTGTTGATGACCCTACATTAGCAAAGTCATATATTAAATAACTAAATGATACTGTCGCTGTTAGATAATCCACATCAGCCGCTTGTTGGTTATATTGTAAACCAGTTACGCCTGTCGGATATAAGTCTCTAAATCTTATTTCAACTTGTGCATTATTTTTACTTGACAATACAGTTAAAGTAGCGTCAGATAGTGTTGGACCAGCATCTGCTGCAGCATACTTTGACCTTCCAGCTTCACTTGAAACGTTTGATGTATTTCTATTTGGAAATCTATCACTACCAGCTCTAAGTAAATTTTGAAACTCTTTATGATCTCTAGGAAATCCTAAACCAACTAACCATCCATGTATCTCTTGGAAGTTCTCTAAATTCTCATCAACCAAAAAAGTCATCTGTAATGGTTCGTAAACTAGTGTGTCACCAGGTATAGGTATCCTTTTTAGTGGAGTTGCCTGTGTAGTTTCACCTAAGTTGACACCAGGTATATTAACTGCTGTACAAAAGTATTCTACTTTAGGCAGTTTTGATATACTAAATTTAAACTGAGTAGGACTAGCATAATCTAATTTCGTAGGTTGTCTAGTAAAAGAGTTTGTAATTGTCATATTACTATTTAGTAGTGTTCTTATCTACTTCATTCCAATCTTTTTCGTTAGCTTCTTTCTCTAACTTTTTTTCGTTTGGGGTTAAAACAATTTCTTTTTGTTCTACTTTTTTAATCTTTTCTTCTAATTCTACTAGTGGATTAGGTTCATTATTACTTAAAATAAGAGTTACACTCAATAGTAAAAGAACTGTTAGAAATATGTAGAGGTATTGTTTTAGTATTTTCTTCATAGTAGTATTTATAAGGTATAAAAAAGGCATAAAAAAGGCGACCCGAAAGCCGCCTCTTTTAATATGTTACAAAAGTAACAAGTTGCTTACATCAAATTGGCAACCTGTACACGTCTGTAATATTGGTTAGCATTAGCAGCACCGTCTGTTGATACAGACCCTGCAGCTTCAGCAAATGGGTTAGCCACTAAACCGTATCTAGTTTTGAAACCAATTTTCGGTTGGAAAGTGTCTTGACCAACTGCTCTAACCATTTGTAGAGGTACATATGGACAATAGAATAATCCAGCGTCATATGGTGATGTACCTTTGTATCCAACTACAAAATACTGCTTCGCAGTAGCATTTGCACTGTATGGATCAATGTACACTTTAAATCTACCGTTAAGAACACCAGCAAAAGTATTACCAGTATCGTCAACGCTTAGGTTATTATTTAAAGCAGGAGCGTAATCTAATACGCCAGCCATTTGTAATGCAGAAGCAACATCAGAAGAACAGATAATCATGTTACCTTTTCCTCTTCTTGTTTGTTGTGCAATTACGTTTGCTTCTCTCTCTAGTTGGAACATTAGTCCTTTGAATCTCTCAACAGACCATCTACCATTAGAGTCAGTATCTAAATCAAAGATACCAGCAGTAGTTGTGTTAGTTTGAGCACCAGGCTTAGCATTGATGTAAACAGTTCTAACAACTTCTCTGTTGATTTCCGAAAGGATTTCAGCAGAAAGAATGTTTGCTAGTTCTGATTCAGCATCTAGACCATGAATTGCTTTTAAGTCTTGAGCAAGTTCCATAGTGTATTCAGCTTTAAGAGCTCTTGATTTAGCAGTTACTGTTGCTTTCTCAATTGAGAATGACATTTCAGCAAATGCATTTGCACCAGCGTCTCCAAGGGCTTCAGCAGTAGCTGTTGCCATTGCAGTTCCTTTTGTGAAAGAACCAGCTGGGCTATCGTTTAACACAGCAGGATTAGTACCAGCGTGACCGCCAGATTCTTGTCCTGTAGTAGAATCACCAGCAGCATTTCTAGCTGAAAAATCTGTATCAGCTTCGTTAAATAGTGCTTCTGATCCACTTGCGTTAGTGTATCTGCTTCTCATTGCAAAGATAAGTCCAGTTGGACCAGTCATTGGCTGTACGCCAGCGATATCGTATGCAATCAAGTTAGGCATTGCTCTTCTAACAAGCGAAATTAAAATTGGATCCCAATTTGCTGTTCCCGCTGATGAGTTAGTTGGCGCTGCTTCACTTAAAAAAGCGTTGTCTTCTTTTTGTGCTCTTTCTTGGTTTTCCAAGATAGTAGCTGTAACGGCACGTCTGTAAGAATCCTGAATTTTTGGTAAATCCGGGTGTTCTAGGACTGGCTGCCATTTCTTTTCGTAAGTTTCAGATAAGTACATTATACTTTTCTCCCTCTATATTATTTATTTTGACAACTTAATGTCTTTTGTTTTACTTATAGCGGCGCTATAAGCAGCCATGCTGTTTGTTAAATCTGCAGGTTCTACTGTAGATCCATCGCTTACCGCCACATCATGTATATCAGATTGAGCTTCTTCTTTTTTACCAAAGTAAGACTCTTTAATTGTCTTCATTTTAGTAGTAAAGTCGCTCTCGTTTGAATACTCAACTTCTTCTGCAAGTTTGTTAAATTTCTCTTTTTGAGTATCAGTTAGTGTTTCAGAAACAGCTTTCGCTATATCTTCTCTTTTTAAACTACCGATAGTCTTATGAGACTCAACATTCTTTTCGATTTCTTCGTTAAGTTTTTTCTCAAGGTCTTCTATTTTAGAAGCTTGATCTTCAAGCACATTATATTTTTCATCTGGAACGTCTATATAGTGATCTTCAAATAACTTTTTAAGTCCACCAATAAAGTCCTCAGCAATTTCGCCTTTGATACCTCTTTCAATAGCGATCTTGTTTTCTTGCATCCATTCCTCAACAACGTAGTTAAGATAATTGTCTACCTTTTCAACAACATCAGCTTTATGAGCTTCAGTATCTTCTTTTAATTTAGTTTCATACTCGCCTTGCAATCTAGTTGATTCTTCTTTGACTTTTGCTTTAATCGCAGCTTCAAAGATTGTCGCAGCTTTCTGTTTAAATTCCTCAGATAAGTCAGAGTCACCAACAAGTGCATCTACATCTGCTTTGATATCAAGTTCTGATTCTTCTTTTTTATAAGAAGCTTTCATATCTTTTTTATCTTTAGCATCTGTGTCAGCCATTTCTGATTTCTCTTTATCTTCTAAGGATTTTTCGTCTGTTTCTTTTGATTCACCTTTTAACTTCGGCATTGCGTCAGCAGCGCCAGCGTTTTTTTGAGGTGCATCACCAGAAACGGTTTTTGTAGATTTTGAAGCATCCGGATTACTGTCTGTTGGTTTTACAACAGCTGCACCTAAATCCTCAGCATCATTTTTCAGATGAGTAGGTTCAGACGCTACAGCGTTTTTCTTCGGAAGATCGGCTTGCGGGTTTGCACTCGCTTCACTAACTTCCTGTTCCAGTGCCTTCAAACTTTTTTCTGTTTCGGCCATTGAAATCTCCCTTATAAAAATAAACGTTTATTTTTGTTTTCGTTATAGGATATTTATAAGATTAAAGTTTTGTAAGGAAGTTTTTAAAGATATTAACCTTTTTCTCTTCCAAAGCTCGTCTTTTTGTCTTAAAAATCTCCATTTTCCAAGCGGCTACATCTTGTTCTTTAAGTACGCCGTTGTTCCATACCCACTCTTTACCTTCCATAATACCTTCTACGAAAGCGTCCGGAGCAGACGGGTCTGCTACAATATCAGCAGCGGTTGCAATATAAAAGTCATCTTTTACATAGTTTGCGCCCCCTCTTTGTACTAACGAACCCATACCACGAGAAGATACACCTAATTGTGCGCCTTCATCAATAAGACCTTTTACGATCTTACCGTAGGGTGTGTTCATTATTTTTGCTTCACCAATAAAATTGTTACCATCTGGATAGAGTTTCGTAATCATATGTGATACTCTTTCTAGGTTAACTGTTGGTCCGTCAGGGTGTCCTAACTCGCCAAACGCTCTTTTTTTATTGACAAATTCCATGTTATATCTTCTTACTTCTTTGTCAAGTATGTCTTTTGGATAGACTCTTCCATTTCTATTTTTTATCTCAGATTGTAAAAAGATACCTTTGATTTTGTAGTTTTTCTTACCGTCAGTTTCTTCTATAAGATACTCGGCGTTGTTTATTTCTTCGGAAATTAGTTTCATAAATTTTTCTCTCTCTTTATAGATATATTTATAATATTCTTTACCTAAACTCTACAATTAATGTATAGTTGTCTCCATTTGCGAAATTCTTTGTTGACAATAAAACATCTCCAGTAGGAGTTCCAGCGTTATTTGGAATACCATTACCATCTGTTCTAAAGTCCATAAAGCCATTTCCAGACAAGAATAGCGCAGTAGCATTTGTTGATCCATCCCAAATCAACTCTACTCCTGACTTATTATCTGATGTATTAATTGAATAATACACTCTAGCAATTGATCTTGCACCATCTTCTGTCATAAAAGTAAGGGTAGATGCATCTACTTTGTTAATTAAAGTTTCACCTGTACCATCAGAAAAGTTTGTAAGTTTAGTTACAAATTTTACACCTGAAGTATCTGAAATCGTTTGTGTTGTTACTGTGTCAGCCATTAGTTTGTATATCCTGATTCTTTTTGTGCCTCTATTACTACATTATAACTTGTAACATTAGAATCACTTGTTAGTAAAATATCACCTATTGCATCTTTAATTCTATCTTCACTTGGTTTCAATCCGTAGTTTCCTCTACCCACAATCTCTACCTTTTTTTCTATATCGTTTTTAAAAAATATTGTACACTTACCCGTACCCAATATTTCATAATGTATATCTGCGATTGAAACTTTTGGTTCCGAACTCGCATTATCTGAATTAACTACGTCTACCAAAGTTTGTTCTTCTTCACTACCCACTCCATTCGCTTTAACTATTATATTAAAACTATTATCTGTAAGCTTGGTAGCCGTAATCATAATTAACTTCTTGGTGAACCTACAGCAGCAGCATGACCATTAGCAAATGTAATCTGATCAGTTGGTGCTTTTTCAATAATTGCTGTATCTCCCGCTGCGTGTAAATAGACTTCGCCCAAAGTTGTACTGTCTTCACTAGTCACAAGAACTGTTTGTGTGGCTCCAGTTGCAACGAGTCTAACAAAATGAGCTTTGTCAATATTGTTTTGACTTGGGTTGTTTATAACACTACCCTTTACTATAAACGTTGACATTTATTTCTCTCCTAATTTTTTGATTACTTCTTTATCAAAGTAATCTTCTATTTGTTTTATTTCTAAATTATGTATAGCAGCAACTTCTTTAATTGCACTTTCAAATCTTTCTACAATATTACCTTTAGCTTCTTCATAGAAACTAAAGACATCTTTTATAGCATCTTTCATTACAGGCGAAAGACTATTATAGATAGTAGAATCTATTAAAAGATTCTGCTTAACTATTCTACTCACCTGCATCGACATCAACTCCGTTAGATAAATCTAATTCAGCCTCTCCGTCACCTTGTACTTGTCCATCATGTGTAAATGTTCCTATATCCTGTACTTCAGGTTTAGGGTCACTATGTGGTTCTGCTTCAGGTACTGGCACAGCATTATTAAACATATTACTTGCTGTATTTTTTCTATGTGCGTCTAATGTTGCCCCAACCTTAACTCTTAAAGCATCTTTAAATGCTTCACCAGCACCAGCGTTATCGCCTGCCGCAAGTTGGTCAACAAAATTTTTAACTTCTTCACTCATTATTTTTTCTCCTCATTTTGTATTTGAG